TGAAGGCCAATGGTGGCTTGGTCATTGAAAGCACAGAACTTGCGCTTGATCTTGGTGCATCTAGTATCACGGGCACCTTGGCCGTTGCCGATGGTGGCACGGGAGCAACAACCTTAACTGGCATCTTGAAGGGTAATGGCACGTCTGCATTTACTGCTGCTGTTGCAGGGACCGACTATCTTGATACAAACAGCACAGTGGACGGAGGAACCTTCTAAATGCCTCGTCAAAATAAAATCATTCTTCGTAATGGCACGACAGTGCCTAATGGAGCAGATTTTGACATTGGTGAACCTGCATGGAATAAAGACGCAGGAACGCTTTATGTGAAAAATTCTGCCGGAACAATGGTTTCCATCGGCGCACCTTTTACTGGCGGCACTTTAACTAGCGGACTAGTAGCTGCATCTGGTACTACGTCTTTAGCTCCATTGTCATTTCAGGCAGGCACTAATTTAACCTCTGCCACTGCAGGGGCAATGGAATATGACGGGAAAGTGCTGTATTCCACTCCGTCTGGACGCGGGGTATCTCCATCAATGATGTTCTATCGATTGAATGGCGGCTTAGCGGGCAGTAACGTTAATACAGCTCAATCATTATTCGGCGCTGGCATTACGCTTGCAGCTAGCACAGTTTATGCTTTTGAAAGTTTTTATATTTTACAGAAAACATCCGGGACCACTTCTCATACTATCGCATCGTTGTTTGGCGGAACTGCAACACTTAACAATATCAATTACAGCATATTTTGGTCCCGGGATAATGCTGCAGCGGCTAGTTCTTCGATGGTTACTTTTTCTGCCTTTTTAGGTTATGCAACCTCTGCGTCAAACCTTGTAATTACAAGTGCAATTACATCAGCAAATCAAACATTTTGTGCGCTGATAAAAGGAACTGTTAGTATTGATGCAAGCGGAACTTTTATTCCTCAATATAGATTAAGTGCAGCTCCTGGCGGTGCATACACTACTATTGCTGGCTCTTACTTTGCCATTTGGCCAATTGGCGCTGCAGGATCGAGCACTTCTGTCGGACCATGGGCCTAACGTCTAACATGCAAGAGCATTTCTGGCTCTCATGGCTTTTTCTTTTATTGCAGAAGGCGATTGGTACAAGCAACAAACCGAGCATCTTTCAGACATTTTGGCTGAGCTGCTAACAGACGACGATCCGGCAATGGCTTGCAAAGCGCTGAGTGAAACCATCGCTTCGTGGGAGGACTACCACGAGAAGGAACTTGCTAAGTGGAAGCGCCTTAGGGCGCTTCTTGGTCTGGGAACTGGTACGTAATCCTCATCTCTCCTCCAAGGGCTTTTACGGCCTCGCTAGCGTCCGCTGGTGGGGCCTTTTCAATGAGAACAGACGGGACAATGGCATTGGGGAGGGGCGTGACTTTGGCATCAGGAAAAAGCTCGTGGGCTTTTTCGGCAAGAGCGTTTGCTTTTGTTTCCCGCTCATCCTCTTCCCATCGTTTAACCAGTGTGATTGCCTGCTGGTCAATTTTCTTTATTACTGCTTTGGTTTTCCATTCCGACCAATCAGGGCGGCAATGAGCCATGAGCATTTTGAACCATGGCTTCAATGCAAGAGAAGGCCGCCTTGAGGCGGCCCATAAGGCTAGTTCATAGCAAAGTGCATTAAACCAAGATTGCCAGTTCATTTGCTATTTGCGAATGGCGAATAATTAGCCTTCTTGAAAAACTGAAATGTACACGGTGCCAGTTTTAGTGAGAGGAAGAATCTTGTCGCGCAAGTCGATATTATGACAGCGCACGCAACCATGAGTGGGGACAAGAGGCTGCTTTGGAGCCCATGCTCCAGGCCAACCATTTGCACTTCCGCCACCATGGGTCATAATTCCTGCCCTGCCACTACCAGCTTCTTGATTTTCTAGTTCGACCATGTCGAAGCTGTACCAGCCGTAGGCCATAAGAGTGCGATCATATGCAGGCTTGTCGCCCACTCGCTCATAGTCTTTATAAATAGCGCCAATCTTGTAAATTCCAGGCGGCGTGTCTGAATTTGTGATTTTCCATTCAAAATCACTGTATTGCCCACGAGCGAGACACGAGATTTCCCATAAAAGCTTTCCTTCAAAAGAGAAAGCTTTCATGGTTTCCACTGCATCGTTCACAATCAAATGTGAATCGCCTTTCTTAAAGCCAAAATCTTGCGGACGTTTTTTAGGGCCAATCATAGTAAAAGCAGTGCTCTCAGGGGCATATTCCTTCATGAGCTTAGACAATTTTGCAGGATAATCTGGATCAGTGGCATACGATTGCTCCTTGAGCATTCGCGCTGCTGCATAGCGATTTGGAGCATTATTAATGCCCTTGAAATGACGATAGTCTTTATACCAACGAGTGATCAAATATTCAATGCAAGCAGCAAGACTAGGAAAATCAATGAATCCAGCTTTGATGGTCACCCATTGGCCATCGTAAAATTCTTGCGTGGTAGTAGTAGTGCCTTCGCCTTTTGCACCGATGTAATTGTGGGTGCCAGACACGTGATTGCCAAAGCCACTCTCTAAGCAGCATTGTGCCGCTACCAGTTCAGGGTAGCGAGCGCCATATTTACGGGCAATTTGGAAGCATTCGTTCCAAAAAGCCCGGTTTGAAGGCCACATGGCTTCAGTCCTTCACGCGGAAGATTGCCTTAAGACCAGTCAGCAAAAGCTGGATAACGTTGTTTTCCTTGTAGGGAGTGCGTTCGATAATTTGGTCAGCAGCAGCAACAATGATGCCACCAATAACGAACCATTCAATGCCGCTCATGACGAGAGATGCAATGGAGATATAAATAGCCTAGCGTTCAATCTCTAGATTACGGACTCTATTTTCCATCTCGCTCATCTTGTCTGTCAGAGTGGAAAGCTTTTCTGTGACGGTTTCAATTTGCACTGCCACTCTCGCTTGTTGAGTGCCCACTGCAATGAGCATAGCTCCAGTTGACAGAAGCATGCCAGCCGTAATAGTGGCTACGAAATTTGCAAGGCCGTCCTTGAAACTGTCCATAGCCATCAATCAATACCTTCATTCTATAGAAGAACGCGAGCTGTTAATTAACGTTAAACTATGGACAAGACAACTAAATAGTGCCATGCCAAGAGCGAATGGTCCTGATGAGCTGCTTTATTCTCTCATTGAACTTCGCCCTGGTGACGCAAAGCGTAGGTTTCGCAAGAGCATTTTTGAAGACTATTTCTTGAGAGGGCCATTCGGACAATGTGCTTGCGCGTATTGCGGAGAATGGAAAGAAAAGCTTACGATTGATCACATTGTTCCTAAGAGCAAAGGAGGTCCCCATTTCAGTCGCTGGAACATGCTTCCTGCATGTAAGGCCTGTAATCTTAAGAAGGGCAGCCTTCCAATGCTTGAGTGGTGGCGAGTGCAGCCATTTTGGACGGAAAAGCGAGAAGAAATTGTGATGGCATGGGTGTATTGCAATAGCTTTGTTAGTGCTCACACTGATCAGAAGGAACTTGAAGCATGGTGCGAGAAGAAAGGGATTGTGCTGCCGCTGCATCAGACAATTGAGCATGAAAAAGCCCCCTTCTGGGGGCTTTGTTGTAGTGCCGCTTAGCTCTCGACGGGAGCAAACATCACTTGTTTTCCTGGGAGATCGTAGCGAATGCCCGGCATGGGACAGAATCCTCCTTCGCATTGTTGAGAGGCGTTCTCAAGAGCTTCAACTGCTTCTTGCTGTGGCTCATTTTCCATATTAAAGATGAGAAGGTCAAGGTACCAGCTTGCTTTCTTCAAATCCTCCAAACCATTCTTGTCTTCATAGCGCCAAACATATTTGATGATATTTCCTTTTAGGAAACCCCTGAAGTCATCTTTGTCCATTGAGGCTTCAATGGCCTCAATACATTCAATGCCACCGTTTTTGGCATAGTGACGGGGATTTTTCACTGGGTCGTGCATAGTTAGAACGAAGATTGGTGAAGATCAAAAGCCTCGAAGGCCTCTTTAAACAATGGACGAGCGAGGGATGCAAGCGCCTGAGCATAGGCTTGAATTTCGCCTTGACTGTCGGCCTTGTCTCGCAATGAAATGAAATGCAACAAAGCTTGCAAGCTGCAGGTCCATGTGAAGGACGTGTAGGTGGACATAGGCAGAATGCCCCGTGCCTGCTCTTTGCTCACGCCTAACGTCAGCAGCGCCTTGTAAGCCTGCTTGGTTTGCTCTAGAGCCTTGGCGTATTCGATCATGGCCACTTGGTTCATGCTTGGCTCTAGGGGGCCGCTAGAGGCTTGCTTGTTGCTGGGGCTTTGCTGGCGGAACCCACGAGGCATGTAATAGGCTTCGTCGTCAGCTTCGCAGTAGCGGAAGCTTTTCTCGTTCCATCCAAGCGTGTCATTGGCGAACGTACCACCAATCACATGCTTCCACCATTGCCGACAAATGAACAGCGGAGCTTTCACTTGCCATTTGGTGACCACGCCACGAAATGGACTGGTGTGCTGATGCTTAACGAGATAGTTCAGCAGCTTCTGGTCCTTTTCGGACCATTCGTTACTGGTCTGATCAAAGCTTTGACGAGCATCGCAAACAATGTCGAGGGAGCTTCCCATCCAGTCGATGAGACGCACCATGCTAATGCCATCCATCAGCGGATCCATCTGATTCATCATTCAGCCTTGTCGGTGGCAATGAGCAAGCGAAAAGTGGCGACAATCAGCACCCAATTCCAAAAGCCAAGCACAAAGCCGGGAATCAGCAAGCCAGCGCAAATGCTTACAAGCCATGCGCGCAAGCACAACATGCCAAAAGCTACAAGCAAAATGGCCGCAGTTTTAGAGATGTCTTTAAGCAAATCGTCAGTTGCCTTGGTAAGCATTGGTGATTAGCGAGAGAGGCCGAAGTCGTTGCAAACTGATTGTAGGAGCAATGTCCGTAGCCGAATGCCAGCGTACTCGTGCCTTCCTGGCTCGTCCGCTTGCATCAAAGCCTTCAATGGTGCCAACAATGGAAGAGGGCATCCATCCTGCTGCTGTACGTTGTACGTACACAACGTCCTGTCCTGGAAGCCATTCATGGTTGCGAGGCGTGCGAGGGAGCTTGTATGGACGGTAGCCCGTTCCGCATTGTGCGGCATTCTTCCCATCGTCCACCCGATAAACAAACTGCTTGCCAAATCGCTGCATGGCTAGGCTAAACGAAACAATGCAAGGACAATGAGCACTTTCTCCATTCCAATCGGCCTAAAATACAATGGTCAAGATTGTATTGGCGTTATGGGGCCTTTTGAACGGAGCATGGAGCGAGATTTCGCTCTCGTTGCGAATAAGAAGGCACTGAGTGAATGCAATGACATTGACAAGCTGCGTGAAGTGGCTTGCACAATGATGGAAGGTTGGAGCAATATGCAAGAGGCAGTGACTGCTTTGGTCAAGGAAAATCTTGAACTGCGCCAAGCCATGCAGCTTCAAGAGCGCGATCTAGAAGCCGCCGATCAATTGCTTGGTGAAGCTGCTGAAGCCGTTACGCGCTTCGCAGAAAAGCAGCAATCCGCTCAAGCCAAAAAGTTTCCTTGGCCGTTTGGGTGGTAAGAAGGAAGACTTTCCAGCCGCCAATGGTGGCAAGATTAAATTTGCGGGCATCGCGCTCGTAGCCTGAGCCGGTTACGTGACGCCCCCTGCTGAAGGTGCCTCCTTGAATTTCAATGAGCGAGCGAGAAGGAGGATGCGCAAAGTCGGCTCTATAGCGTTTGGAGCGCTTGCTCTTGGCGTAGCGCTCTTGAAAATCCACCTCCCAAGTCTCGACATCGCTGTATTCCCTAATCAATGGAAGATCGGGAAATCGTGCTTGCCACAGTCCGAGAAATTGATCTTCAAGAGCGCTCACTGATCAGACGGCAGCAAACGTTACGTTAGCGCCTTGGTTTTGATACTTGCCATCTCCATAGTCACTTCGTGAGTCTTCATTGAGACGAACGAACATGACTTGCACGATTCCTTCGTTGGCATAGATGCGAACGGGAAAAGCCAAGGGATTGACAATACAAATAGTGAGATGGCCAGACCAACCAGGCTCAATTGGCGTAACGTTAATGATCGTACCCTGTCGAGCATATGTGCTCTTGCCGTCAGTGATCCCCATAATGTTAGACGGCATTGTCAGGAGTTCCACGCTCACGCCAAGAGCGTAGGAGAACGGTGGTAGCACGAAGAACGTTGAGCCATTCTTCTCGATGGGCTCCGCTTCCACCATGAGCTCCTTGTTGAAGGCTTTCACGTCAAGCACTTCGCCTTGGCCAATGGCAGCAGCGTAATTATTGATGACCATGAAGCCTTTCGGGGAAAGGCTCAGATCATATCCGGCATGGCTGAGTCCGTATGAGAGGGCTTTTGTGCCATTGGGAAGCTCTCTGGTTTTCTCCGCAAC